TCATTTTGTTTTAATCCTATCTGCATATTGTTGAGTTAAACCTGATTTAATTTTATCTTGTACTTCCTTCCACCCATCGCCTGCTTGAGTCAAAGTACTTTTTACTCCACTTACGAGATTGGGTGAACCAATAAGTTGTTTAATATTTGGATCTTTTGTATACTCCTGCATTTGAGAAATAGTCATAAACTTAGTTTCTATTTCTCCGTTTTCTAAATTTTTAAAATCATATGTGGGCATAGTTAAACCACTCTGGTCCGTTGGTTTCTGATATGTTTTATCTTTTCCTCGGTTGTCCAGCTAGATAGATAATCATTTTCCGTGTCAAAGATTTCCAAAACCTCATTTTCCGTTAGAACCTGATTGCCTATGATTTGCTCGCCTATATGTGTTTGAGAAAACTCGTCAATGTCATTACACGTGACTGCATCATCTAACCAATGGGCCTCGTAAGGTATAGTTGGGTTCATTTTCTGTAAGTCTTCTTCAGAAATAACATACCTATGCTTAAAAGTTTGAATTGTTTCAACGGAAAAATATTTCATGTTTACTTCCTAATCAAATTGGGAAATGTTTCCATTACTAATTTTTTAGTAATGCCTTTAAACTTCATTGATTTGTCCTTTGCGGCAATAAATAGTTCTGCATCTTTAGGATTAACACTTTCCAATAACTGCATGAAGAGTGATTCTCGTTTAATTTGATTCATGTCAGAATACTGGCCCTTAAAGAAATATGCAAATTGGCTCATTTTTCTATGAAGTGTAGAGAAATTCATACCATCGGGCATGTCATCTTTTTTATATGGTGGAGCACCTTCTGGTAATAGCGATACGATAGTATCATCAAAGTTAATTCTTAGTATGTCCTTAAGAGCAGGACAATCTGCATTTCGCAGTAGATCAATCTTCGCTTTTTTAGTAGTTAATTTAGCCGCTTCCGACAAGATTTCGTGTACATTCTTACGCATTATAAAACTCCTCTACGCATTCAATCAGGTTGTTACATCTTTTTTTAATTAAGTAATTTAAAACTTTCATTTTCATTGGTAATTTTTGTTCATCATAAGTATTTATAATAGATTCTTGTATTGATTCTGGTATTTCCGCTAGATCAATGAGTGTCTTATTTCTCTGATAATTACGATAAACTTCCTCGGCCATTGAATCTTTTAGATTATCACTCTTATCTAACCAATCATCAATTCGTGTTTGCCGTAGGGGTGTCTGTTTGGCATCATCTGATACAAATGTATTATCTTTAGATAAAATATTTGGTATGCCGTCACCAGAATCACCACGCATGATATGATTAAACAAATATGTTCGTGGGTTCTTATCTACAACTGCCTTCTTTTGAATGGGTGAGAATTGTTTTACGTTATTATACTTCTGTAATTGGATAAAGTCCTTATCAGAAGATACAATCATTACTGGTTCACCCTGACCGAATTCTTGAGTACGCATAGCAAGTGCACCAATAATATCATCGGCCTCACAACCCTCCATATGTAATACTTTATAAGGTAAGTTCTCTCGAATTTCTTCTCGTACAAGAGTTAAAATTCGGAAAATTTCAGGCCAGTCCATACTCGAAGTAGCATCGCGCCGTTTCTTTCTGTTAGCTTTATACTCTGGAAAGTATTGTTTGCGCCAAGTATTCATACCATCAGCACAGATAACCATCTGGCCATACTCAGCGCGGTATCTTTTATTATACATACGGATACTATTAAGTATCATATGGCGTATCATGTTTTCATCGTTTAATTTCTGCACTATAATATTCGATAGTGCGATCTGGCTATAATCAAGTAATATCATAGTTATTCGCTTCTATTTTATCAAAAATAGCATCTAAATCATCTTGTAAAAAATGTTTGACGCTCCCGTATCTCATAAACATTGAGGATAACAAATTAATAATCACAAACATATCACGAGATTCTGCTAATTTAGGATCCCTAAAAGCCATCATCTCAAATGCAGACACTTCGTCTTCTGATATATCTGTTATACAATCCTCAATTAATAGTAATATAAAATGGGCAGTATAGTGACATTCCTCTGTGAAGTTCTCGAACACCCGATCTTGTTCATCATCTATCTGCTCTTGCCGTCTTTCTGTTGGAAATGTTATTATATTATTCATAATAGGTATATTATACTACACTTTTGTGTAAAAGTAAAGGGTTATTTGATTAAATTTTTAACTGTTTGGCCGCCTATTTTACAAGCGATAATTCCATTGTAATATTCTTCTGTGAGTAGTACATCTCTAGCAAATTGTTCCTTTGCTTCCATATATGCACAATCACCTTTCGTCTTACACAAATGAAGTATCTCCCTTGTAAATTCCCCAGTTCCGTGTTCTTCTATATCTGCTATTAGATGTTTATTGGAACCCCAATAAGTTCTCCAATCCGATTCTACCTTTAATCTTTTACGGCGCTTTCTTTTCTTTGTTATTGATAGTGTTTTTTGACTCCAAAAGAATTTCTTTCCGACATATTTCCTTTGATCTTTGTTGTTCGTTATTAGATAAACAAAACCATACGCGTCGTCGTGCGTGAATGCTTCTGGTGGTTCCCATTCTACTCCTTGATAGAGCCATTCTGGTTTATTCCTCGTATTCTTCATAATTATCCACCGCATCCCTATAATCTTCAACTATTGTTTCTGTCGGCTGACCACAATTTGGACAGAACCAATGATCTGAATCCCGTTCATCATCTAAACTTATAAAGGAGCGTTTATAACAATACTCACAATCATTTAAAATCCAGCTCGTAGGGTTCTGTCTGTAGACCATATTAACTCCTTTTATTTAAACTTGAACCACGCCCAGACAGCGGCGAGTGCCGTCCCAGCCACTGTCCCGAAAATACTAATGATCTGGCCAATTTCGCCAAGCAGCTTCCTGTTTTCAGCTCTCTTCCTTTTTAATGCAGCCATGTCCTTCTCATGTTGGATTCTGCTTTCACTCATGATCCGATCCATGTCCTGCAAAACGTCAGTTAAGCCAGCCATCATTAGATGGTCTCTTATCTGGGTCTGGATGGTCTGGGTGCGTTTCTTAGCCAGAGCGATATCCAAAGCTTCCTTCTGATTCATCTTGCCATGATGGTGTGCTTCGGCAGCCTGAATAGCATCGTTCGTCTTGGTCAGCTTGCTAACGATCCCGCCCAACGTACTGGCATGGCCTGCACTTTCAGAGACCGCGCTCGCGAGGGAATTAACAGCTTGCAATGCCAGGACAATCTCACCAATCATTTAAAATCCAGCTCGTAGGGTTCGGTCCGTAGACCATATTAACTCCTTTTATTTAAATTTTTTGAAATTCTAACCAGCCGCCGATACTCTGATGATCAATTACTATTTGAGGAAAGCTTCTTGCAGATGGAAATTTTGCCATCATTTCTTCTCTGCCAAAATCTTCACCAAGTTTATATACCGCTGCTTTAATTTCAATATTTTCTTCCATCATCATTTCTACTTTATGAATCGCCATATCACAATATGGACATAGGTCTTTACTATAAATTTCTATATTCATAAACTTAGTCCTGATAGTGTTTCAGAGTCCACGTCTTGTTTTACTCCACCGGTTATATAACTACTTATCTCTGTTTCCTGTGGGGCAACTTGCACATTACCACCACTGATCCATTTTTCCGTCCATGGTAGTGGATTCAACTGGGGTACGGTATATGTACATGGTAGACCAATTGCGCGCATTCGTTTGCACCCAATCCATTCTATATAATCACAAAGTAATTTCGCATTAAGACCGATCATGGATCCATCTTTAAATAGATATTCAGCCCATGCTTTTTCTTGTTCAATAACATCAACATATAGTTTTGTAGATTCGTCTTTCGTTTCTTTTGAAATCCTTGCAAAATCTTTATCTTCATTTTCTAGCAACTTTAACATAATTGTTGTAGCGGCAAGATGTACGTTTTCATCCCGTGCGATGAATTTAATAATTTTTGCATTACCTTCCATTTTCTTTAATTCTGCAAAGGCCCATGAACACGCAAAAGAAATATAGAATCGGATACCTTCCAGCGCATTAGCTGATTGTATAGCCATCCATATTGCTTTCTTATGTTCTAAAGGACTAGTACTTCCTCGATTGTTGCAATGAATAAGGTCGTCATAATATTTAGCAATATCGGTACCACATTCTGCAATTTCAGGTATATTTAAAATTTCATCAAATACTTCCCCGGGTCGTGGATAGATATTACGAATAATATGTGTATAGCTTTTTGAGTGTATAGTTTCAAAAAGTGACCAAACTTCTACCCAATATTCTGCTTCAGGCAGAGAAACGATTGGTAGGAATGCGAGATTAGGAGCACGTCCTTGTACAGAATCGAGAACGATCTGACGTTTAAGGTTGGACGTAAAAATATGTTTCTCGTGTTCTGTCAGAGAATCAAAATCCTTTTTATCTTTTGAAATATCAACCTCTTCGGGCCTCCAAAAGAATCCAAGTTGTTTCTCTGTAATCTTTTCTAATTGTGGGTATTTCAGTTCATCATATCTTTGAATATCTACCGGCTCATCAAGGAATATATTCTTTAATAAGTGGGATTTGCTATTCTGTTTCAATACTGGCATCTATTTTTCCTTTTTTTCTGAATCGTTTGTTATACTTACGTTTAATTTTCTTGCATATGCCCGGCTTGGATAGACCGACTAGATAGTATCTGGCACCTGTGAGTACATCATATTCGTCGCCGCCTTTCATGGGTATTCTTTCTTTCTTTTTCATATCTTACAACTCTCGCAATCGTCGTCCTCGATTTCTACTTTTGTTGCATGACCATCTACCATTACCGTTCCTGTATCATCTGTCATTTCTCCAGCACCATCGTTGATATTGAAGTAGTAAAGTTGTTTTAACCCATATTTATATGCTGTTATAACATCCTTCATCATTACCGACATAGGTATTTTATTATCCTCAAAGTGTGCAGGATTGTATGAAGTATTGACAGATATTCCCTGATCAATATATTTTTGTAGTATGGCACATATTTTTAGGTATCCGTCTGGAGATTGTTGATCCCATAATAGATCATATTTATTCTTTAAATGGTGATATCCTGGAACTACTTGGGCCATTACTCCATCTTTAGATTGTTTATATGATACCAATGCTCTTGGTGGCTCGATACCATTAGTACTATTAGAAATTTGTGCGCTCGTTTCGGCCGGCATAAGGGCCATGAGAGTCGAATTTCGGATTCCTGAATTTTTAAGTTGAGTTCTCAGCTCGTCCCAAGGTAATCGTTCATTATGCTCTATTAAATTATCTATTGCACTCTTATATGTATCAATTGGGAGAACGCCACTGGCGTATTTTGTCTCATTATTTTTAGAAATTGTTCCTTTTTCTTCTGCAAGATTGGCTGAGGCCTTGATAAGATAATAAGACCATGCTTCGGCATATTCATCAACAATATCAAATGCTGATTCATCATACTTAAAGTCCCTCTTGGCTAAGAAGTATGCTAAATTAATAATACCGATACCTAATGGACGGCGCGCCATTGTACTTTTTTGAGCTGCTGGAACTGGATAGTCTTGATAATCTAATAACTCATCCAAAGAACGGACTGCCAGATCGCAGTATTTTTCAAAATCTCTTGGATTATTAATTAGCCCCCAGTTAATTGCAGATAGAGTACACAGAGAAATTTCACCATCTTCTTCTCCACCAAGGGGTTTAGTGGGTAGGTCTATTTCACAACATAGATTACTCATATGGATAGGAGCAAGATCTGGTAAGAAAGCACCATGATCATTAGCATGATCCACATTCATTAAATAAATACGTCCAGTATCCTTTCTTTCTGTAAGGAATTGGGTAAATACCTCTAGTGCTGGGAGTGACTTTTTACGAATAGAATGGGCTCGTTCATATTTTTCATAAAGAGCTTTAAATTTATCCTGATCTGTAAAGAATGTTTCATATAAGTTAGGAACATCATTAGGATCAAAGAAGGTAATATTACCACCAGTTAATAGGCGCTCATATATTAATTTATTAAACTGGAATGCATAGTCCATATGTCTTACTCGTGTTTCTTCAATACCTTTATTATTCTTTAATACTACCAGGTCTTCAAATTCATAATGCCAGAGTGGTAGATATACCGTTGCGGCACCACCACGAACACCACCTTGTGAACAAGATTTTACTGCAGCTTGGAAGTATTTTAGAAACGGAATTAATCCAGTATGAACTATCGAACCATCACCTACCTTTGCTCCTTCGGCTCGAATAGCTCCTGCGTTGATGCCGATACCAGCCTTTTTACTGATGTACTTTACTATGGAAGTGGTAGTAGCATTAATACTATCGAGACTATCACCAGATTCAATAAGAACACAGCTTGAAAATTGACGGGTTGGAGTACGTACTGCTGCCATAATTGGAGTAGGAAGCGAGATGTAGAATTGAGAAATTGCATCATAATAGTCCTTAACATATTTTAATCGAGTTTCTTTTGGGTAATTCATAAACAATGTTGCAGCAATCATCATATACAACATTTGCGGAGTTTCATAATAGATTTTGTTCTTACGATCTTGGACTAAATACTTACCCCTAAACTGTTCCATACCAGTATAAGTAAAGGTTTCATCCCGTTCGTGTTTAATGTATTTATCTAATTGCTGGATTTCTTCGGGTGTATATTGTAAAATAATTTCAGCATCATATACATTCCGTGCTATATTTAAGTCAATTAGCTGGGCCAGAGGCCAGGGATCATATTGTCCATAAACTTCTTTGCGTAGTTTATAATTGATTAATCGGGCCGATACAAATTGGTAGTTCGGAGTGTGTTCTGAAATGAGTTCTGAAGCCGATTTAATCAACAATTCGTGAATATCATATGCGGGTATATTGTTATACAGTTGAATATTAGCTTTAAGTTCTATCTCGGAAATAGAAACACCTGCTATATCAGTTGTTGCCCATTCAAGTACTTTGTGTAGTTTCTCTAAATCAAAATCTTGCTTACTTCCATCACGTTTAGTGACACTTATTTTCATTACATTTATCACATTCATTATTAATTCCGTTTGTATAGTATATATTATATCACATTTCTACTGAAATGTAAAGTGATATTTTACTTTTTTTCTAATTTTTCTATTTTAGCTATCAACTTGGGATATTCTTGCTCTAGTTTGTCCAGCCGATCGGCTGCTAGAGGGTACTGCTTTCTAAACTTGGCGTCTTTCTTAGCCAATTCTAAATCATACTTTTCAGCGAAATGTTGCATGAATCTATCTACGTGCTTCTGGAACCAGATACCACCGTTTGTGCCTTGGAACCAAGCGTAAAAAGAAGATCCTATAATAGAACCCAGAATAGATTTAAGTGATAGAATTAATAGAAAATGCACTTACTTTACCTTTGCTAATTTCTTAATAGCATGAACATAGCGAGGCATTCCATGATCTACTATACCGTCAAAGAATTTCCAGCGTTTCCAAGATTGTAAAATACCGTACAGCATATCTCCCCATGTGGGCCCATCCTGTTTTTCACCAAGCCTATTAAAATAGATCATTTCTCCATGATGTCTGAATCCCAAAAATGCAGGAGGGATTCTACATACAATGTCATTATTGTTCATAAATCTATAATGTGGGCATTTAATATTCTTAATAAAGAGGTTCCCGCCCACTCTTGGAGAACCAAAGGTAAAGAGCTCTTCTGGATTATATCTTGTAGCACTAATAGTTGCCATAGCGGCTCCTAAACTATGCCCAGTAATATATACATCCTTTCTAATTTTTAATTGATCGTTATGTTCTAAGGTTTTTACAATATCCATCCATACATCGTCGACCTCTTCTTGGAATCCACTATGTACTTTACCACCGGCCTTAGCAATATTCTTAATTACTTTAAGATCTGCCAGAACATCATTTAACTTAGAAGGTTCAGTTCCTCGGAAGGCAAACCATAAGTCTGTTCGATCCTTTACAATTAGTACTTCTGCACCGCCACGACTAACTAATCTAGCAGAAGCAAATCCTAATTTTTTACACTTACCAATTGCCCATACCTCATCCATATATGCAATAGCGGATAGTTTGGCTGCAATCTCAGCGCGCTCCCAAACCGTTAACCGCTCTTTCATTTTACTTTTCGCCAATTTCTTGCTCCACCTTGATTTCAACTGCTCCAGCCTCTTTGTCATTTATCGTTACGTTCCTGTAGTAAACAATCACCTCGCCGAGCTGATTAATATATCGTTTAATTTCTTGAGTATTATAAGACATTATTTCATAATCATCTACTGTCAAGGCAACGAATACTATATCACCCCCGTGTTTCTTTTTAATATCGTCTATAAATTTATCAAAATAAGTATACCCATCAGGGTATAAATCTTCCTTACCCAAACTACAATCAGATTTTTTAGTTTCTGGATTCTTTAGGCAATTTTCAATTATCTTAGTATCGGATACTACATACCACTTAGGTTCTTTTAAATCAATTGCTCTTGGTAATACCGGTTGAACAATTTCTATTCTAACTGGCTTAGTTATAATCTCTACTTCTCTTGGCGCCTGTTGGAACAGGCTACAACCACTAATCGTTAAGAGAACTAATACGCTGACTAGCTGCTTCAATCGCATCAAAGGCCTCTTTCGTTCTATTATTGGCTCTAAGTTCTATCATACCGGGTTTTGCACTGGCTAACTTAGAAATATTATGGCGTCTGAATATATCTAAATATTCTGCCATTTCGGATTCGTAGTGTTGATTTTTAACTTGTAAACCACTCAAGGCTTGAGTAGTCTGCTGTAGATTATTTTGAATGGTCTCGATGGCGGCCTTTTGTTCTTGGTCTCTTAGGTCTTGTGCTATTATAACCTTGGCTTGTTCTTCTAACTTATTCTTCATAGGTACTATAGAGAAATTATAATACATGAAACCTGCTAGTCCCATTGCTGCTATAATACCCATCAATATTTTTGACATAATATAACCTATATGTTAACCGAACTTCTTAGTGAATGCCTTTAAATCAAGAGTTTCAAATCCGCCAAATTCATCCATTACTTTATAACCTAACTTACCTTGATAAACTACTAGTTTGGCACTGAATGTTTTCGTTCCCTGTTTTAGTCCAGTAATTTCTGATCCTTTGATAGATAGACCTTTAATCTTTGGTGGTCTAACCTTTGCTTCA